AATGAAAGATCAGGGAATCCACCTGGAAAAATACAACCAGTAAACGCACCTGTACGTCCACCTGTTCCATCTTGAGTTATTGTGATAACTAAGTTTCCACCTGTTGGAAAGTTAGTAATATTGAAAGTTGCGTTGTCTGCTAGCGTAACTGCAAACTGACTTCCTGTTGAATAGTCTACTTCAATCGTTGCTGCAGATGGTAATGTTACAACTGGATCTTCAGGGTCAATATCTCCAAAACTTAAAGCTCCTGCTCCGTTAGTAACTAACGCTTGACCTGCAGTACCGTCTAAAGCAGGTAATGTAAAGCTTACGTCAGCAGCTGTTGCTGTCGATGCTTTTAAAGAAACTAATTTTCCGTTAGTAGAGTTAAGTAATTTAAACTCTCCATCAGTTCCTTGTGACGTAGTTGTTTGTTCTTTTCCAGCTATTACTGGTCCTGTAAATGTAGTTCTTG